GCATACAAACATCTTGATTTAATAGAACATCGTATTTACTTAAAATTTTTGATGTGTTTGATTCTTCATTTTCACTTACGTAATAACACCAAAGAATATTTTTGTATTTTTCAATTATCCGTTCGGGTATACAAGCATTAATTGTGATTACAATATTATATTTACCCCAATCTATCGAATCAACTAAATGCGATACTTCATCGATAGTAATATCTGAATGAAATGATTCATCTAAAAAGGGCATCCCTGGATTTTTGTTTAATTTATTAAAGCGTAAATTATTTTTTACTGGATTTTCCCAATAATACATAATTTCCTCGCAAGGATATTCTTCACATTCTTTAACAATTATGTAATCTGTTTTAAAATGTTCAGCAAATCCTAATGGCGGACATCGTACCATTGAACTTTTAAACAATGAAAATATATCTTGGTTGATATCGCAGACCCATAAATCAATATATCGTGTTGATTTTACGACAGCAACAGATAATGTTGCCATTTTAAGTATATTTATTTTTCAAAACTTTAGATTCCCGTGGCTTTCCGAATTTAAGCAACGGCTTTAATTAGTGTTAGCCTACGTACGACCGATAGAAAACGCTTCGGGTGAAAAAAGCGCAGTTAAAAACGCAAAATAAAACCCGCTAAGCCTTCAAAGCAGATAATGGGACAAGCCGCAAGTAGTTTTGATCCCCGCTTTACGCGTGCCTGGGCAAATTTAGAAGGAATGACTACGGATACAACACGTCTTCAAGCGGTTGATATGCTTCTTGGAAGCCCTGAATATATCAATGCAGCAAAACGTGCTGGTATCTATGCGGATTTACTAGCATGGAGTGCCGCGAAACGGCGTGGGCAACATTACGCCTGGCCTCGGCCATATGCACCGTCGGTGCCTACGCTACCACCCATAGCACCGCGCCATATGGGTCACGCAAGACCTATGAGCGTGGGAGATCTTCCAGCACCCGCAATCACACGAGCACCGCCGCACCATGCTCCACCGCCTAAAAATACCGTGGTTCACTCCACACATACTCAAAGACCTGTAGAAAGTTCAGAATTAGCAAAAATCCCCCCGCCGAAAAGGGCTCTTGACCATCTTACAGAATGCTATATGCTTCTTGAATTGGATGATTCGAAGCCGCTTTCCCATGAGGCCTTGCGCTCAGCCTATAAACGTGCCGCAATAAAAACACATCCGGACCGCGGTGGCAGCTCAGAAGCCTTTGATGCTGTAAACCGTGCCTTTTTATATGTGGAAGAAGTGCTACATAAATTGCTTCCGAAGACAGCGGCTGATAAAGCCGACCCTCGCTTTACAATGACGGTAACCCCTGAATCAGCACTGCGAGCTCGCGGTGATTTTGTACCAGGGTCGGCATCAGCAAGCGGTTCAGCACCACCAGGTTCGTTAACAATCGAGGATGCTCCACAAATCGCACTTAATCCAAAGAAACTTGATATGGCACTCTTTAATAAACTATTTGAGGAAAACAAATTGGTAGATCCTGATGCAGACGGTTACGGTGATTGGCTAAAATCCAACGACGGTCGCAATGATATGGCTACTAATATGGGGAAAGTCAGTGCAGATACATTCAATCGCGTTTTTGCAGATAACGCACGCAAAGCGACTGGGGCCCGCGATGAAGAGTTGACGCGTTACAAACCACCGGCGGATCTTGTATTAAGTCCAGGCTTCGGCACTACGATCGGCGGCGGTCGGCCTGAGCAATATACAAAAGCAACAGGAAGTATGTCGGACGGCGGTGGACTTGCGTATACAGATTTGAAATATGCATATGGTGAAGGGTCTACATTTAGTCAGGATGCCGGCCCCGCCGAGTTATTAAATATGCCAAAGGATGCACCGCTGCCAGGGCGTGCACGTAATGTGAAAGAAGCGGAACGCGATTACGGAAGTGCACCGGCGGATATGAGCCCCGAGCAAGCGTCAGCCGTTCGCGCATTTGATGCCGCACGGGCCGCCGCAGAGCAACAGCGGCAACAACGTGCGGCTGCGCGGGATGTTGATATCGAAGCCCAACACAATCGCCTTAAAAATCGTTTGATGATTCGTGAATAGGTTCGCGGTCTAAATAAAACAAACTTTTATAACACAAATATGGCTCCCATTTTTGCGTTAATCGTAACAGGCACAAAGACTTTTAAAGAATTTACTATCTGGGCAAAAAGTGTTGAAGTATGGCATCCTGATGCGGCCGCATATGTATTCACTGATGATGATACCTTGCCCCTTTTTGCGGAATTAAAAACTAAACTAAAAATTTTTACAAGGTCAAATCTTTCAAAATACACTGGCTTAACACGCACCGATATGGAAGCACGCGATAGTTCAAACTATAACAGTCTTTGGACAGAATTTATGTATGAAAAAGCAGAAGTCATTCGGTGGGCATTTACACAACTATCAGCTGCTACCGATGGCGTATGGTTCAATGATGCGGATATTGTTCATACTGCACCGCTTCCACATATTCCAGAAGATAAAACAATTGGGTTAAGCCCTCATTATATCAGGCTTGGGGATGAAGCACGGTTTGGACGCTATAATGGAGGTTATTTTTGGATACTAGACCCTAAATTATTAGATGTTTGGATTGCAGCAGCCCCAAAAAGTCGATTTTACGAACAGGCGGCCTTAGAAGAAGTTGCAGCCGTTGCTGCAACAACTTTATACGAATTTCCGCCTAACATAAATTTTGGCTGGTGGCGCATGTTTCAAGGCACCGAATCACCTAATATTATAGCATCGCGATTCAGTATTCATCGAGGAGACCGAAGTATTGGTCTTCGCTATGATAATGCTCCATTACAGTCGATTCATTCTCATATGGATGACTTGACTACTAGTGCAAATGGTGCTTTTAATAAATGGTTAAACAGTATGAGTGCTAAACTTAATAGTCACCCACCTATGCGTATTTTTCGAAAGTTATTTCAAGGTTTCTGATAAATGTTCATAAGATTTGAAAACAAGCGCAGCGGAGCCAAATGCTAGTGCACCAACGGCACCACAACGCATTCCTTTTTGTGAGATGTACAATGCGGTTTGAAACGGATTGCGCGGTCTATGCGGATCTATTGCGGCTATGTTAGCACCATAAATAGCCCCAAACCAACCTCCCAAACCTCCGCTAATTAATGTTTTTTGAATAATATTTTCAAAGGATTTGGATTCCATACTTTGAAATATACTACACATAATACATTTAGACCAAACTTATAGTAAGAATTTTGTAGGAATTCCAACATTAAAATAAGGCCGGCATTGATCAATGCGTGCTTGCGTAAGGCGAAATAACCCCTCAGCGGATGCGTAAATGCGCCACCATTCTCGACAAGCTGCGGACATTACAGCCCAACGTTCAGGCGGCGTGGTCTCTACAATCCGATGTACTTCATGCGGCGTTGACGCCGTAAAGTAATGGACGCCTTCGCGGGGCGGAACAAGATATCCCTTCATATCCACACCAGGAGTTACAATTGGCACAACACCGCAGCAAAAGTATTCAATCTCGCGATTACATTTTGGACCGTATCCAGGTAATGAAAGGCCAAATCGTGCGTCGCATAATTTTTCTAAATATTGCTCAGCACTGTATGGATACGGTTTACCAGTTGAGTCTATTGGCATACTAAAAAGTTCAACCGCACTACTCCAATCCGCACCGGTGCGTGCCGCGTGCTGTATTCCATTTTCAATCTTTCCAATAAACAGCGATTTTATGGAGCGTGATTCATAGCCGCGCATATTTTCAACCCGTTGTGCAACGCCTTCCAAAAGTCGTGGGCGACGCCCCCAAAAGCACCATAACGATTGTTTTAGCAAATGCGGCCCTGGCCCAGGCGGAGAACAGTTCCAGGCCACCAACGCGGCGTTGGTCGATCGTAAAGAAGAATTTGTCCAATTCCACCCCACCAACAATACGGTGTGGCCTCGCTATGTTGAATAGTGACAAATCCGCGCTCCTCCCATAGCGTGACCATTTCGCGAAACGTATCACCGGCATGGCTAAAAATACCAGTTAATGCTGCACCGCTTGGCAACACAATAACAGGTTTTACATAATCGGCCGCTGGTGACGAAATAATTTCACTGTATCCAAATTTTTGTACAATATCAGCGACCATTAATAACGCATTTTGTCGAACGTGTACAAGTGTATCAGATTTAAGTGCTCCTAGTAAGTATTGAAGGCCACAAGCTCCTGCTAAATGAATTATTGAATCGTTACATGATTCATTATTTTGGAATTCTACTACCTTAGCACCCGCTCCTGCCATCCAAATCCATTGCAATCCTTCACCACTTCCAAAAATCCAACTTGCGTCACACAATGCCTTACGACGTGCAGCTGGCATACTATCGCTGCTAAGATAGCGAACGGTCCATCCTGTGTGGAATATATTTTCAGAGACTGACTCCGCCCAACTACGGTTTATAATGGCATCATCGCCGTCTTCAATAATAAATACAACAATCGGTTTGGATTCATATTTGGGCTCAAACGGTAGTAATTTACGTAGCGTAGCTATAGCCTCAGATGATACACGCACTTGGTCATCAACAGGTGGCACCGCCCATACAGTATCCGCATAATACATACAATCTTCCAAATAAGGCACCACAGTAATATTACCGCGAATGTCAGCCCCGTCCCATTTACAATCAGCTAAAAATGCCCCAATCGTATCAACTTGCGGCACCAAAAACTCAGGGGGTATTTCACCACCAGCTAAAACAGAGGACCGCACAGCTAATGCACGTGGCAAATAATAAAGAATCCAATCACTTAGTGATTTACTCCAATCCTTTTTAAAAGGAATTGCTACCATACTTGGTACATGTACGCTTGGCATAAGTGTGCTTACAAATGCCGTTTCCCAAGCACGAATCCACGCTGTGTGACCGCCTGTGAAAATATTACGGAAATTTGATATAAGACCGTCATTATTTACAAAAGTGCCACCGCGTATGTAATAAAGTGGTGCAGCACAAGGATGCGGAGTCCAAAGATTTGCGTCATTTAGAGCATAATTACGGATTGAGTTTCGATTTAATTTAGATAAAATCTTATTTGCGTTTTCAGGGTCAGTACTTAAAATGACGCAAGAAAAAGATTTGCCAAGGCATTGACTGTTCCAATGTCGCACAATAATATCATTAGGTGTAAATTTTTTGATTTTCATATCTGATAGCACGTTAAATCCTTGAATAGCAGTAGGATCAATGTATAGATAATGGGGCCTATAAAGCACATCACGTGGATTATATCGACGAATTTGTGAGGAATGAAGGTGAATTGTCTGAATACTTTGTGCCGGATTTGCAATCAAAAACTTTTTACGCATCATAATAAGTGAAATTGCGTTATCGCACCCAGGCTTGCCAAAAGGAAATCCAAGCTCCGTTTCATCAATTACAAAATCAACGCAATCTCGTGCTAAAATCCACGCATCTTGTGAGTCTGCACGTGGGCCGAAAATCGTATGCGGCTCGCCACCACCGTCCTCCCATCGTAGTAGTGCTAAAAATAACCTTGCCGATTTTAGCGGAATCTTCCATAAATAATGTAATGTTGAATTCATATAAATATCTGAATTTGCAAAAATTATATAATCTCCCGCCGGCACATAAGTTTTTATTGCGTTAAATACATCATTATATCGAAGCCGATGCCCTAAAATTACACTTTTAATTTTAGGATTATCTGGTAAATCATATATTTGTTCATTCAATAGTAATATATTATCTACATAAGCACATTCTAAATTCTTCAAAAGACAGGTCTTAATTTCACGTGCACGACGATGATTACTATCCAAATAATACTGCTGAATAAGCCAGGTACGCGGGATAATATTATCTGATGCATCTGTAGGAAGTGAAATACAATTAGGTTTACCATCGACGCAGCACGCAGTGCTCCAAGCATCTATAACTGCTCGTAGTCCCGCATCCATACTTTCACGGTCCATACTATACGACCAAGCAATGCGATTCATGCGTAAAATATGTGCCATTGCTACAAATACTTTTTGTAACCCATCGCTACTTTTTAATGGCTCGCCTAGAAAAGGATAAGAATCAAATAAATCATCGATTATAAAAGTGTTATTACTTACTAATCCAGCGGCATCAAACGCTTTTATTACTGATGACTGTGCAACAAGAAGACTTGATGGTCGCGAAAAAATCGCTGAAAAATACGGACGCCAATCTTCAGGTGATGAATTTGTATCCAGCATAACAAGTTCAACAGCATCCACGCCGCAAACACTTATAGCTGATGGATTGCTTACAGCCACATGCCAACGATTCCACCGTTGCGATGCGGTAAAACTCTCGCGAATCCAAATTAATGTTTTTTCGTCACTGACAACGTGCGGCGCAGTCTTTAAAATCCGTATAGGTTCGCCAGTAATTGGATGATGTGCCAACATAGTTAATTTAAATTATCAAAATATCTTTAGACTTATGGCTTTCCAAATTTAAGCAAAGGCAAAGCCCTTGCTTACCGTGGCTTTCCGAATTTAAGCAACGGCTTTGCCGTTGCTTAAATAGTGTCAGCCTACGTACGACCGATAGAAAACCGAAATTTAAGCAAAGCCACGGTATGATTTTAACTATAATTTTTTCCATTAAAGCGAAGATTTGTAACATTTTCTTGGCCACCTAACGATTTATCTTGATAAAACATAGGATTTTTTAATGCATAAATATTATACATACTATGCATTGTAGCAAACACAAGATCGTGTGGTGTTATATGTGCTAGCCTTTCCGTCATTAAATTTAAAAATTTTTCAATAAATTTTTCATTTAAAAAGAGAATTGCGTGTGCACTTGTCATTCCTTTTATTCGAGTTAATTGTGGACTGATATCAATTAAATCATCTGCTGTATTTTTTCTAATATGATAACCACAACCGAGTGTATTAAATGCGTATGGGTAGATCCAGTCACTTACTCCCAAATAAACAGCATCGGCATCATCAGGTATTTCAATGCACCCATATTCTAATTCTATGTTTACATCATCTTCTAGAATTAAAAATGGTTGATGAAATCCACTTTTAAGTTCAGTCTTGAATATTTCTAATACCGTGCGAGATAAACTATCAGTTCCATTAATACCAGGTAATGATCTAAAAAATATTATTTGTTTGAATCCTGATGTGATTAGACGATCAAATACTATTGATACACGTAATTTATATTTTTCAATACCCGGTGATATAAGATATACTTTAGTATCTTTTATATCTATTATCATTTTACGTCTTGAAAGTACAACTTAAACTTATTTTAGGCCACATAAAGATACGTAACGCTAAATAAGCAATAAATGTGTGGTATTTGGGCAGCAATAAAAGCAGGTTTGATTGATGTCAATGCGGTGCTACAAGCATTGAAGGCTCGCGGGCCCGAGTTTTCGGCACATTGTTCGGTGGATGGCTGGGCACAACTTGGTTTCACACGTTTAGCCATTAATGGTCTTAGTAAAGCAGGAAATCAACCGTTCATAACGGATAATCTATATCTTGTTTGTAATGGAGAAATCTATAATTATGTCGAGTTGGCTGAACGCCACGGGCTTACTTTAAGCCCAGGCAGTAGTGATTGCGAAGTTCTTCTACGTTTTTATAAAAAACTAGGCAATGTGGAGTTTTGTAGAGCACTGGATGGCGTTTTTGCGTTAGTTATTGTGGATTCGGTATCCAAAACAATGTTTGTAGCACGGGATCCGTATGGAGTCCGCCCACTTTTTTACGCCAAGCCACCCGACGGCGGCATACTTTTTGCTTCTGAAATAAAAGCATTGCCGCGCGATGCCACTCCGCATCCGTTTCCGCCTGGCACTTTTGCTATTTATGATGAAAACGGCGAACTGTTACAAACGCAAAGTTATCATACTATTCAGCATACAAAAATTCCACTTTTTTGCTCACCATATCGTCGCGGTGAAGCAGGACAGGCATTAAGAATTGCACTAACCGAGGCTGTAAAAAAACGACTTATGAGCGACCGCCCCGTTGGTGCTCTGTTAAGTGGTGGTCTTGATTCAAGTCTTGTTGCGGCTATTGCTTCACGTGAGCTCAAAAAAGTAGGAAAGCGTCTTTCTACATTTAGCATCGGTCTTCCTGGGTCAACCGACCTTGAGTATGCACAAAAAGTAGCAAAACATATTGATTCAGACCATCATCAAATTGTTTGTAGTTCAGAAGATTTTTTAGCAGCTATTCCTGAAGTCGTTAAGGCAATTGAATCGTACGATATTACAACCGTGCGTGCAAGTGTTGGCAATTATCTTGTTGGAAAATACATTAAGGAAAAAACAGATATTAAGGTTGTTTTTAATGGAGATGGAAGTGATGAAGTCGGTGGCGGATATTTGTATTTCTACAATGCGCCCGACGATGAAACATTTGAGGCTGAATGCGAACGGTTATTAAAAGAAATACATCTTTATGATGTATTGCGGTCCGACCGTTGTATGGCCGCACACGGGCTTGAGGCACGCACGCCATTTTTGGATAAGGGGGTCGTTGCAACCTGGTTATCTATTGGTACTAATCTCCGGCGTCCAAAAAAACCTTCTACTCTTGGCCGTGGAGCACAAATGGAAAAACAAATCCTACGCGAAGCGTTTGAATCTGGCAGCCTACTTCCGTTTGAAGTTTTGTGGCGGCGTAAGGAGGCATTTAGTGATGGTGTGAGTAGTACAAGTGATAGTTGGTATTTACAGTGTGCTAATTACGCAAAAGAAAGTGGGTTTAGCATTGACTATATTCATAATCTAACTAGCAGTTGGCATAATCCTCCGAAGACACAAGAGGCTTTTTGGTACAGGCGGCTTTTTGAAGAATTTTATGGACAAAACGCTGTTACTATAATTCCTTCTATGTGGTTGCCTCGTTGGAGTGCAACAACTGACCCAAGTGCACGAACATTAAAAGATATTTATTAATAGAAATGTTCAGTATTTTTGGTACTAAACCGGCGGCAGCAACGGCAGCAGCTCCCGCCTGCCCCGTAAAATCGGGTACAAGAGTTGTTGAGAAAATGGACTATGTGCGCGTGTTTGAGTGTTATGCAGATTTAAAACGCAAAAAAGCGGGAGATTCGCGGCTGAATGATTTATTTGGACTTGTTGATGCTACGCGCACAAAATGGGATGCATATGTCGAATCTGCACTCAGTATGAATACCGATGATGCAGATCGTTACGCAAAATCGGTTGAGGACGATACTAATTTTGCTGGAAAAGCGATTGATACTAGTCCGTTGCTTAGCCGCGAAGAAAAATATACAGCACACCAGTTTCTTTATGCCAGTATGCGTCAGGCAGAGCATGCTGTAAGAGATGCACGCCGAGTTGCTGGCCGATCTAGCAAATTAGCTTTAAAGGTCGATGAAGCGGCGGGGCGTGCTCTAACGGAGCGTGAGGCAGCCGCGAGTGCCGCCAGTCTAGCAGCGGCCACGGCGGGCGTTGGATCAAAGAGCAACGCAAATGCGGCTGTAAGGACAGCTCGTCTTGCTACGCGGCGCGCAGAAAGAGCAGAAGAGCGCGTCAGCAAGTTATTTGGGGCTAACGCGACCCGTCGCACAAATGCCTCGCTGGCGGCTTATGCCGCCCCTGCCGCGGCGAGCACGGGGGCGGGGACAGCGGTTCCCGCGCGTGCACCAGTTTCTGGTGTGCGCATTGCGCCAACTGGAGCGCCAGGCGAATACGCAGGCGGTCGTCGTAAAACGCTCCGTACCAAGAACCGCAAGGCACGCAAAAGTCGTCGCACGCACCGGCGATAAAACTTGACAATTTTCTATTGATCGTACGTAGGCTAACGATATTCAATTCGGAAAGCCACAATAAAGGCCCTTATTAATGATAAAGCGGATGAGTAGCAAGCCACATATTATCCGTGCCAGTAACCATTTGATAATTATAACCAATATCTTGTAACGCCTTATATACTTCGTCTTTTTGTGGTCCATTCCATGATTCAAAAACAATGGGTGGAAAATTACTTCTTTCTAAAGTCTTACGTGCACCAACAATTACTTGTTTTTCAAAACCTTCAACATCGATTTTTATAAACCCGATATTTTCAATATTGAAAGAATCTAATGTACGCATTTCAATCTTCACTCGTGAGCACCCTACATCGCGATCATCTTCAAGCGGTCGCCCGTTGCCACCGCCGTCGCCGGATCTTATAATAATTTCTGTCGTTTCGTTTTTCTCACCAAGCGCGCAAGGTTGAATGGTTACTTTTTCTTCAAGGCCGTGTAATGCGACATTCGCAGCTAAATAACAAAAAGTTCGTGGCGTGCATTCGAAAGCCCAGGTGTGTGCAGTGTAGCCCGCCATGCTAAAAGTATAAGTCCCAACATGTGCACCAATGTCAATGAAAACCCTATTTGGTCTAATAAAAGTCTCGGTGCACCATTGGATAAGTCTTATTTCGGGAATACCTTTCTGTGCGAAATAATGCGCCCCGCCGTAATGCGGGAAAAACATAAGTTGCCCTTTTTCTCCATTTGAGTCATTCTTTAACTCTTGAAATAAAGCAGTTGGTTTAAAAGCGTCTCCTTCGCGCACAAGAAACATTTTAGAATCAATATATAATAAAAATCTTGATTCCTCACGCGTCGGGCACATCGCTGTAACCTAATAGTTCGCGCACTCTATTTTGAAAAGTTCCCACCTTTTCAATAAGTCTTCTTTGAAAAAATAATATGACAATTACTAAAACAATGCCACCGTCAATTTCGTAAAGTGCCGCATGATTGTAACCACGGCGACCGTCCCATGGGAACGGGATCCCGCGAATAAGAATTCGTAGGAAGTAAAAAACAAGTGCTAATACAAGGATATGTGCTGTGATTTCCAAGCCAAGTCGAAGCGTAGAACGCTTTTCATCCTTATCTTCGCTAGCATCTAGTACTTCCAATACATGGTTAATTGCCAAACTTGCTAGAAAACCAAATACTAAATAATAAATAGTTACTAGAAGCACATCGGTAGCTTCAAGTAAATAATGTGGCATTTATTTTGGATTAACGTAAAAAATCTTTCAAATCGTTATTAAAAACGTGTGAAAATCCACGTGCATCTTCGCTTTTCAGCCATTTTTCTAGACTAATAGATTCAATACGCTTTGCTTGACGCAAGGACCATCCAAATGACGCACCGCTGTGTCCAAAATCACCGACGTAATCGCCAAACGCCTCAGGGTGTGACAGAACATCAATCTTGCACCTATCGAATTTGTGTACCGTGGCTTTCCGAATTTAAGCAACGGCGTTGCCGTTGCTTAAATGTCGTCAGCCTACGTAAGACCGATAGAAAACCTAAATTAAGCAACGCCAAAGGCGTTGCTTAATTTAGGTTTTCGACGGTAGTGATTTCCGCGACCGTAACGCAAGTATCCAGCGTAACGAAGTTTCACAGATTTTATGTGGTGCACTCATTTGCGATTATTAACGCGTACCTGCTTTAAGTTTTAATTTGTCAATACAGTAGGTTAACCTAAGGATTTCAGAATTTTAGCAACCGCAAAGCGGTTGCTTAAATTCCTAAACCTACGGTATGTTAGAATGGCAGCAACACCTGCTAACAGCTTAACGCTTATAAGTTCAGGTCTTGCTGATGCAAGGCAGCGGCCTGAACTTGGCAATCCCGATATAAATCAATTTGTAAAGGTCGTGCGCAAAACAACGCGCTGGGCAGCAATGTACAATCGCGTGGAGTTTGATGGCGCACCGGAATTTGGTACGCGAGTCAGCCTTACGCTGCCACGACTTGGAGAACTTGTAAGTGGTGTAACAATCGTAGTAACTATGCCGGATATTTATACAACGCAACTCTTGGCAATCAAGGCAGCAGGTGGAACAAGCCTGAGCAATCGCGGTAACTTTCTTGGACCACTATACGGCTGGACAAACAGCCTTGGTCACGCACTTATTCAGCAGGTTGAACTAGAGGTAGGGGGAGCTATTATTGAAACACTTGACTCACGATTGTTAGAAATGTTGGATGAACTTAACGAAACCTTGGAATCAGCGGTCGCAAAAAATGTTATGATAAAGCGTGCGCCTAATAACTTTAATTCCACATATACGCTAAGTGAAGATTTAACGACTGTTTATGTACCGATTCCTTTTTGGTTTAGTCGGCCTGGTGTTTATAGCCATGCTCTACCCTTAGACGCAATGTATACAGATCAAGTTCGTATTCATGTAACCTTCCGCCCCATTTCACAACTTTTTTACACCGAGGCTCGTGTAAATATTAATACAGTGGGTTATAATCCGCTTACGGATGGCGGCGGGCCGCTTTGGCCGTTGGCGGGTGCAAAGTTTTGGCAGTCGAATCCAGCCGCACCAGGCCGCGTATACAATATGACGACCGCAACGCCACCAACTGGCATATCAGGTGAGGTTATTCAAGGCGTAAACATGCCCACGCGATTTACTCCAACGGAAGCCTACGCACTTATTGAATACATAAGTTTGGAAGAATATGAAGCGCTCGTATTTAGGACAGCCGAGCTTAGTTACCAAGTACAGCAGCATGTCGCAATTCCAGTTCAACAAACTCTCCAAGGGAAAGAAATAAGACTCGCATTGCCCTATAGCAATCCAACAAAGGAAGTACTGTGGGTTTTTCAACGACCTGAGGCTGAAACCTATAATGCGTGGTTCTTATTTAGTAGGGATCTTGGGCCAACCGTACCACCACAGGCCTCTGCTGCTGAGGCTAGTCCCTGTGCTGTACCGTGGTGGCCTAATGCGACCGTTATACCACAGGCAGCTAATAAATGGCAAATCGTACCTGGTTTCCAAACACGCGCATCGGATCCGTTAGAAGCCGCAACTTTGCTCTACAATAGCTATGACCGTTTTGTACACGATGGACCGTCCTATTTTCGTGGCGTTGTGCCGTCACAGTACTATACTAAATCGGCGGTATTAAATCGTTATATATATGCCTATAGTTTTGGTCAGTATAAAGACCCATACACTTATGGACCAAGTGGTGCAGCAAACTGGGATAAGATACCACGAAAGGAGATTTATTTAACACTCGCAAATGGACGACAAAATAGCACTCCTCCAAACCTGAATTTGTATGTTTACGTGACGCAGTGGAATATTTTCAAGGTCTACGGTGGTCGCGGCGGAATGTTGTTTACCAATTAGTTTTTCAAGTCCAATATTTCAAACAATTTATATCACTAATTGTTTGAAGTAAAAAGTTTCTCAACCTACCGTGACCTTCCGAATTTAAGCAACAGCAAAGCCGTTGCTTAGGAATTCAACTTAACCACAATGGTAAGTGCATCCTAAGAATGCCGCACGGAAGGCATTACTACCCGCGGAAATAAGCATATCATATTGTGCTTTTGTAATGTCTTCGCCTGCTGAATTGAGATAACGAAGTTGATATGGCGGCTCAAGATTTGAAGTTGTTATCCAAATAATTGTACTAAAACTATCTAATACATATTCCGTTTTCCCGTTAATTGTACTTGTAAGTGGAATCTGTGCTAATTTTGGCACCGAATTAAAATCGCAATCCATTGTTACTTTACCAACTGTATAATTGGCTATATACGTTTCGTTTTGTTTCATACCGTAGCCTGGTATATCACTTGAAGTTATATAGTCGCCATTTTCAATAGGTCCATTGGCGTCGCATACCCAAATAGAACCTTCACCCAATGAGTTTACAAATATGCGTGTATCGCCCTGTGTTTTTACATAAGGTGTCCAAAAATTTCCGCTATTGAAAGTTCTATTATCAAAATCTTCAACATCGCAAATAACTCCGAAACATCGCTTGTCTTTGGATTTATTTGTTAGTGCAACAAGCGGTAACGACTCGGAAATTGTTATGCTACTTATACCGCGAACAAGTGAACCATTTAACGGCATATTCTGATAAGAACCTGAAGCGATAACAATTTTGCCAATATTTGATGATAAGGGATACAACAAATTATTTGCTGGAAAACATCGATGCTGTCCTGTAAAATTCATTTGCCCGTTAGTTATTCCAGTTGCGATATATCCATTTATTGTACGCGTGCCTGTGAAATTTGAAGTATCATAAGAGAAAAATCCTAGTGCAAGGCCTGTACTAACTGTTGTTTCAATGCCAATATCCCAACTTCTTGCTCCTGTGGCGGTGCTTATACCACCTAATCCCAATACACTATTCCAAGCATTAGGGTTCCCTGTCACAGCTGGACCTGTAAGACTAGTATTTACAATTCTAGTAAAGACGCCATTATTCGAATTAATTAAATTTAATGTACTATTAAATGCTAATTCTTTAGTTGCAAAATCATAATAGACAATGTTTGAAGTAATTGAGCTATTTTCTCGCACTGGATTTACAAAAAATCCTGAACCAGCGGCCGTCAATGTGGTCGCGGTTGCATTTATTACAATGCTACTGGCATTTTGCGTATTGCTACCAGCACGATATCCTAATGCAACTGAATAAGGGCCTTGTTGGGTATAACCAGCTTGATATCCAATAGCAATCGCGAATGTACTCTGATTGATAAAACCTGCCTCGCGACCAATGGCAATTGTGTTGCTAGCCTGATTGCTTTGTGCAGCAAGATTTCCGACTGCAATTGCAGAGTCGCCCTGTGCGTTTGAACCAGCACTTCTACCAATCGCAATCGCATTTGCACTTTGCGAAGTTATCCCCGCATTAGAACCAATCGCAACTGCTGCTATACCTTGAGCATTATTTCCTGCGGATGTACCCATTGCTACTGCCGCACTTCCTTGGTTGGTTTGCCCGCATGTAATGCCTACTGAAACACCAAATGAGCCTTGACTTGTGCATCCAGTACAATAACCTAATGCAACGGCATTAGCACCTTGCGATGTTTTTCCAGCTTGATATCCAATTGATATGCTATTTCCACCTTGTGAAATTTGGGCGGTTTCACGACCAATTGCAACCGCATATCCTCCTTGACTTGAAGAACCCGCTAATGGCCCAATTGCAACCGAATTAATTCCTTGCAAAGAATTGCCTGCTGAAGTCCCTACCGCGACGCTTCTTGCGCCTTGAGTCGTAAATCCAGCACCATTACCAACTGACACACATTCCTGTCCTTGTGCGTTACTACCTGCGGTATTTCCAACAGCCACAGCACCGATACCTTGTCTAATACGACCTGCAGATGTTCCAATTGATACAGAATTTGAATTTTGATTTGAAAATCCAGCATCACATCCTATAGATACTGAACATGTTGATTGGAAAAATAAACCGGCATTTGAACCTATTGCTATAGCATTGCTTCCTTGATTACTAAGTGCTGTATATGCACCAATAGCAATACTCTCATTAGCTTGATTCACACCACCTGCCGACCAGCCAATTGCTATACTATTTGAACCTTGATTTATGTTACCTGCAGAGCGACCGACTGCTACTGCGTTTGATGCTTGACCTATCAAACCGGTATTATCACCAATTGAAATAGCAAATGATTTTTGGTTAGAACTTCCTGCACCATAACCTATTCCTATTGCTCCTTGTTCTTGGAAATAGGAGCCCGCCGATACTCCAATAGCGATTGCGTACAACGATTGCGAATCATTTCCTGCATAAGATCCAATACTTATTGAATATGAGCTTTGATTAATAGTGCCTGCACCAATCCCAAGTGCAATCGCACCTTCACTTTGACTGATTTGACCTGCATAATATCCTATTGCGGTGGCAAAAGATGCTTGACCAGAATTACCTGAAAGTGTACCTATTGCAATTCCCCCGTGTCCTTGATTTGCGTTACCTGCATTTTTGCCAATTGCTATGGCAAACGATGATTGATTATCAAATCCAGCCTCTTCACCTATAGCAATACTAGACATTTCAATAAATCGAGTTGTTATTGAGGATGCAAAAAGATTACCTGAAACATCTAAGTTGTATGATGGATTTGAATTGTTTATTCCGACCTTTGCGTGATTTTCAATTGAATAAGAATATAAACTTGGTGGCATACTTGCAAATAAGTTATCAAATGACCCAGTTGTAGTCCGCATTCCAACAATATTTGTACCAAAATAATCTACAACTACAGGGCCTAATCCTATACTAGAAAATACAGAAGTAAAATTACTTCCATAGTCATATGATACTTTATAATTACTTGTGCTATTATCAGTGACAACCATATACTGGCCTGTATATCTATTTAGTGCACAGTTGCAGTATGTGCCGCCTGATAAAGGATTTGTATATGTTGCACCGCTATCTAATGTTACATAAACTTGAGAATTGGCAGCAATAATTAATACAGAGCCATCGGTATTTGCATCGATTGATTTAGTAGTATCTGCAAAAGTGTTTAATGCTGACCAACTTGAGCCATTATCAACCGATTGATATAAATCTAGATTTGCTCCTAAATATAATATAGCACCATTATCTGAAATTGTGATATTTGTAGTTGGAGAAAATGCTAACGTATTTGAAGTAAAATTACTTCCATAATCTGATGAATAAAATAAATTACTATTAACATCAATTGCTGCTACAAATTGCCCGTTTGCTGACATAGCAATATGAGTATAATTAGTCGTATATCCTGTTGCATTCCAATTTGCACCATTATCCGTTGTGAACTGTAATTGTTCATTAGTATTAACGATAGCAATTGTATATGTTCCATTACTTGACATAGCAACTTCCTTAAATCCATTCGCATTTGATAAACTATCTGCTATTGGTCCAATTATTTGTGCAAAGAATATATTACCACCTGGATTGCCATCTTTATCAGTCAAACCAGGCAACGCAGCTACACCGCCATTATATGTTATAGCAATGCGATTACCAGAATTTTGAATTTCAGGAACAGGATTCACACTAAAATTTGTACCAAAGTTAGACCCGCTACCTAAACTATTTGATTCGGTATTTGCAAAATAAATATTTGATTGTAATGATACAATTGTATTTACATAAATAGGGTCAGTAAATGTGCTAACAACCGCACCCCCACCACCACCACTACCACCCTGTGCATTATAAACAATCTCTTTTGTTGTGGAGTTGTAATGAAGAAATCCACCTGTTATTGTTTCGTCATTTCGAATCGGTGCAATGTAAAGGCGACGTGCACCATCACTGTCTAGATATTCACCAGTAGCATTTATGATAATGCTACTTATATGTTGACTGGAAAATCCTGCGCCTTTGCCAATAGCAATAGAATACGCACCTTGACCCGAATTGCCAGCCTCGTGACCTAAACTTAGAGAATATTCCCCTTGAGCACTTCCCCCTGCAGCATCGCCAATCGCGATCGCATTTGTTGATTGATTTGAATCCCCCGCGGAAATACCAATAGCAATTGAACCAAATTGTTGGTCAAGTCGACCGGCATTCGCACCAATAGAAACTGCACCAGTACCCTGATTGACTTGCCCTGCGTAAATACCTAATGCTACAGATTCATTACCTTGATTTAAACCTCCTGCGGAATAACCAATAGCAATTGAACCATATTGTTGATCAAGTTGACCGGCATTCCCACCAATAGAAATGGCACTACCACTCTGATTGCTTTGTCCTGCTAAAAAACCTAATGCTATGGATACTTCACCTTGATTTGTTTGTCCTGCTTCTGTTCCCAGTGATAGTGAATCTAACCCTTGATTTGTCTGCCCTGCGAATCTCCCAATTGCTACTGCGCCATATCCCATATTACTTGCGCCAGCAGAAACACCAATTGCTATCGATGAAGGACCCTGAGAGGTTATGCCAGCCTTATGACCTACTGCAATAGCAAATGTAGATTGATTCGTTTTGCCTGCATCAAATCCAAAAGCAATCGCGTTAGAACCCTGATTTGTCTGACCTGCGCCGTAACCTACAGCAACACCATATGCTCCTTGCGCATTACATCCCGCGTTGCTACCAATAAATACAACAGTACTATTTAGTGGGACTGCCCCAACACCCAACGTGCTCAATAAATAAGAATAACCGGTAGAATAATTCACACCAATTGCCGTACTATTAAGATTATTAATTGTAGAAATTGATGAAATATAAAGTTGTCCTGTAAGTGTGCTAATATATACATTTGTTAGGGCTGTTGTAGCACTCACGGTTGATAAATAAGCCGTGCCGGTGAAGGTGCTAAAATACGCTTGAGAAATCGAAGCATTTTGATTTAATGTGCTAATAAAAAGAGATGATTGCCAATAATATGTAAAATCAATTGTACTATTTATAAGATTTGTTGTATATGCCTCTAATTGAACAAATGTATCATAAACACCCGCTAATATACTACTGGTCGTTAAAATTGATAAATTTCTAGCAAGTGTTGAAATTGCCGCATTTTGCCATGCATTTGTGGATGAATTTGATAAAATACTTGAATATAAAGCAGTGCTAATACTACTCAAAGAGCCAAATTGTGCGTTAGCATTTATAGCAACAGTACTCAGTAATGACGATAATGTACTAAATTGCCCTACATAAAATGCATCCTGTGTACTCTGCGAAACTCCAATTTGTGAGCTTATCCAGCGACCACTTACAGTACTTAAGTTTGTGCTTAATGTTTCTAATGACACTATTCTGTTACTTAAGCCATTTATTGAACTAAATAATGTTGAAGTTGTACTTACAGTAAAAACGCGTAATGTACTTATTTGTGTACTCAAATTTGAATTATTGGCATTAATAATTGTTTGAAGTCCAGTTGATGTACTTAATGTTATACGTAATAAACTGTTTGTCGTAGAATAAAATGTTGGGAAAAATACAACATTTGTGCTTATTGTACTTATTTGACGTGCCAATCCTGTTGAACTACTTAACACAAGTCCATTTGTAGTACTTGTCAAAGTACTTGTAAGAAACGCCGATTGTGTAGAGTTTGCAACTGAAATCAAAGTGCTAAAGGATGAAAACTGAGCACTTGTGGCATTTGATAGCAATGCCAAATCAGCATAAAATGTACTAAATGTGCTTATACCCGTTATAGTACTATTTAACGTATCAAGTAAAAAATTAGATAAGCTACTCATATTTTGAGCAGTTCCTGTTGATAATGTGCTGATTTGCCCATATAAATCAGATATTTGTGTACCTTGGAACACAACAGTACTACCAACAATACCAATAGCCGTGCTCAAGGTTGATAAATTTGCTGGATTAATACTATTACTCCAGTAGGTTTGCCCTGCACCATTTGCATACAATGTATAAGTTGATGGGATTGGTTCATTGTTTGGGAGCCTGAATGACAACCCATATGTTAGTAACTGATCTATATTCTGCGACGTTGCAAAAGCCATTCTAACTCCGTAAGGGAAATTCGTAACTTGATGCGGATCGCAGAATCTTTAAAACACATTATGTAAAATAGAGTGACGTAATGTCAAATTCAGGTGGCTTATTACAACTTGTAAGTACGGGGCGTCAGGATATCTATCTTTCCGGTAACCCGCAAACAACGTTTTTTAAGCAAGTATATCGCCGATATACTAATTTTGCTATTGAAACACAACGAGTGCCATTTGATACAGCGGTTGACTTTGGTAAACTTATTACAGCAACTGTTCCACGAAATGGCGACCTTATAGGTCAAATGTATCTTGAAGTGGAACTTCCCGAAATGTCGGGTAATGGTTCAGGTAATAATGGCGGGCCATTATCACAATCATCTGATATTTCTGGCGGCATTTTGATTGCTAACCCAACAAACTATGAAAATACGAATCCAGCAGTAAGTTGGGTAAATGGTATTGGATATGCTATGATCGAATATGTAAGTATTTGGATAGGACAACAGGAAGTTGACCGTCAATATGGTGAATACTTATATTTGTGGCAACAACTTATCACACCGGGATCAAAACAGGCTGGTATTAAGCATATGACAGGACAACTGGATGTGTATAACGACCAAGCACAAAAAGGACCGTTACATTTATACATACCGTTGCAGTTTTGGTTTTGTAGCAATCTTGGATTGAGTCTGCCTATAATAGCACTTCAGGCAACACCGGTACGAATTTGGATTAAACTTCGTAATGGCAATGATATGTTATTCTCAAATACACTTGAAAATGCTGTGCTAAACGGGACAACACCTCCAACAAATCTTACGCTTCGCCCACCTGTTATTACTGATATGACACTATGGGCCGATTATATTTATTTGGATAACGAGGAGCGCCGACGCTTTGTTAGTTCAAAACATGAATATCTGATAACACAAGTTCAACAGCAAAAAAGGTATAGTATTCCACAAAATACTACTATTACAAGTGTTCCATTAACATTTAACCATCCAATGCGCGAAATGATTTGGGTTGTCAATCAAGATCGTATGCTTCAAGCACATGAATGGTTTAATTACGGAAGTCGTATGTTAAATGAATATGGTATTCCAAACATTGACTTGATAGCAACAAGTCTTTTACAATTTGATGGATATGACCGATTCGAAGAACAAAGTGCCCCCTATTTTCGACTTATGCAGCCTTGGCAATATCACACAGCCATTCCTAATGATTTTATTTATGTATATAGTTTCAGTCTTGCCCCGGAGGCAGCACAGCCACAGGGCTCTGCTAATGCAAGTCGCATTGATAGCATTGTATTACAGTTACGAATGAATCCACTTGTGACGTCGCGTCCAGCTGGTTGTACTGTGTACGCAACAAATTACAATGTGCTACGTATTGTTGCTGGACTTGGTGGTGTGTTGTTTACTGTATAAACAATTACAGGTCCAAACTAGATATGGAAGACTCTAAGCACTTTCGTCATATTTCCGATATAGATGTTTGGTTAACACCAGATCGGAACTACTTTATATTTATTTTATTGAGCGTATTTTTTGGATTCTTTGCGCTTGACCATATTTATCTACGGAGTTTTGATACAGCATTCCAAAAAATATTATATAACTTTTTTGGTCTTGGGTTTTGGTACTTTTGGGATTTAATTCAAATCTTTACAGATGGCACAAAAGTTAGCAAAGACGGTTTAAACGGTCCATTTGATTGGATTCAGGGTATTGGACGCGGTGTTTTTGCACACGGTGCTGAAAAGGATAATGATTTTGTACCAAAGAAGTCGTATATAATCTGGGCATTTTTGGCCATTTTCGGTGGATTTTTTGCCCTAGATAAATTTTACTTGGGTAACTATTGGCACGGGGTGCTGAAACTCTTTAGTGTTTTCAGTATTTTTATTTTATTTGGTGTGTTTTGGGTTGCCTGGGACGCATTTCATGCATTTTTTATGACAAAAGATGTGCTATCCGGTAAGATAAGTCTTCCATTTCCAGTGAATTTGTTTGGACTAGGCGAAACTGATGGCACTATATTTTTACCGCAAAAATCGGAAGGTGGCGGTGGCCTATTTTCTTGGATTCCTGTTGGTAATCCTATGTTTGGAAAAACAATCGAAAATGTTGGTCCAAATACAGTAACACCGGCAGTACGAATTGGGCTTGGTAGTATGGTGCAAAGCACACTTGAAAAAGCGGCAGGAAAGGAAGGTGCGCAAAGTCTAACAACACTTGGAACTAGTATTTCCGCAGCATTACCTACACATCCGCCTGCGTTGCCACCCGCAGCGGCAACCGCGGCAACACCAAAAACATAATTTATCTACCTTTTAAAAATGGAAGAACTACTAACACAAACACAGTTTGAAGAACTCTATAATGATAAAACCAAAGACATAATGTTCATTGTTTACTTTACCGCAGCTTGGTGCGGCCCTTGTAAAGCATTAGATACAAATAGTATTGCAGCGGCGGCAACAGCGCGTAATATACCTATTTATAAGTGCGACTATGTGAAAAATGAATATACGGTTGGTTACTGTGGAATAAGTAGTTTTCCAACCTTTCTTTACATGAAGCCGCGAAAGCCACTTTCAGAAATCAAGTCTAACAATACGGTTGAAGTTATAGAGTGGATTAATGGTCTATAAAGCCCGGTATCAATTTACCTTAGATTTCTAAAATTAAGACAGTCTATTAGACGGTCTTAATTTTAGAAATCTATCGGTCATACGTAGGAATTCGAAAAAAGACCACCCCAAAGGAGTGGTCTTTTTTGGGAACCTACTTTACCGTGGCTTTCCGAATTAAAGCCGTTGCTTAAACAGCGTCAGCATACATACGACCGGTAGAAAACCGAAATTAACCAAGCCTTTGGCGTTGGTTAATTTCGGTTTTCTACGGTAGTATGTTCAAAATGTAAAATAGTAACCGAATGGTATAAGTAGGAGATGGCTAACGCCGCTAAGCATATTACACTATCATCGGGGCAGATACTTTTTGCTGACCCAACACTGGCATGGACGCCAGAAAACTTACCAAATCTTCCATCAACTTCACTTTCATTAACTGTGGGGGGTACTATTGCTGGGCGTAATATTAGTACACTCACATTTTCAAATGCGATAAGTTATGAAAATTTTGAACAATCTGTCAATAAATCTCAATTAACAAAAAGTCTTATAATAAATGCATCGGGGAATGTATCATATCAAGATCCAAAAGTTGGCACAGTAAGCACGGTGCTAAGTGCGTATAGTGCCCCTGTTAATACCTGGATCTCATCAAATATTGGCGGTGCGGGTATAAATAGTAATCCTGCCGATACCCTTACAAATGCGATTGCTAAATTAGATTCGTGGATAGGTTGTAATTTGCTTGCACAACCACCAGCCGTTAGCGTTGTCGAAAAAGAGCAAACTTCACTGTATGGTGGCATTCGGTGGAATAATTATAGCGTATATAATGTATTTCAATATAGTGTGCCTTATACAACAAGTATAAACTTCATTTTGGGCGACTTAAATACTACCAATTATCTTGCGTTACAATTGACAAATTCAAATTGGTTTCCTGACCGTCAATTTAATGACGGTTTAGCATCAGATTTTAATCCAATTGTTCGGTTAAGAGTTTTCAATTCTTTTTTCCCAACAAATGGAAATAATGTTTGGAGTAAAGCATATATGCAGAGCCAATGTGTAAATATTTTGGCTGAAAGTGGTAATTATGTATTGCCTTCAGTTGGAAAAGTTTTTTCAATTGATACATATCAAAGTGGAGAAAATTATACTACAATCAACCTATATTTACCTTCTGTAGCAAGTGGAAGTAATATTCCCGTCCTTATAATGTATTTAAATAAAACTGAAGGAACTCCAAATATTAATACTACAAGTACAATTATTCAGACATTTGGTCCACCTGGACCACCATCGACAATTATTCAAACCTTAAGTACACCAACAAGTTTTACACTACAAGTAACTCCACCAATTTTTTCAGATGTAACTGGTGGTGTAAGCACGTGCTATTTGAGTAGTTATACGATTGGCTATACCGCTAAACAGTTACATCAGGCAAGGACCGAAAACATTGGATTCCGTTATGGATTTGCTTTGCCTACGCCAACAGTTGCGTTAACAACTTCATATTTATCTAGCTATCTTACATCAACTTTTACAACTTCTGCTCAAGTATTAGGAGGCTATCAAAATATAACAATAAGTGGTAGCGGAAATACAGCGGTTGTTCCAGGAGTTCAATGGTCAACAACTATTTTTACAACAAATATGGCGCGATTAAATGGTTCAACAGTAAGTGCGGTTGCTTCTACGATTAGTGCATTTCCATTACCCAATACACAAAATATAAGCAGTGCTACTATGAGCGTAACAAGCCCGTGGGCCGTGGCAAGTGGTAGCAACGGATGTGCTTATCTAAACTATAATAATGGTTGGAATATAACGGATCCGTTAAGTACAAACTTATTATTTTTATCCAGTGCTCAACTTACAAATTTTACCATCAATGGGGATGTAATGTTGGCCGATCCGTCGTTTCCTGGTTGCCGACTTTATTCGGGTTTGTTTAATTCAAATATGAGTTTAACATCTATTTTTAAAGATGTAGATGGTGTTGAACAAAATATAAATTTGACACTTACTTCCTTGGCTAGTGGTAACACAGATTTCTTCCTAAATTCAACAATTGGTGCACGTTCAGGATCAAATTATATTAGCACTATTTTAACCGATACACAAAGCACTATAGCTTTCCAAAAATTCTTTTATAAAGCAAATGTGACAGGTGCTCAGAATATCAGTAGTGTTAGTTTGACGGGTCAATCTTTACAGGTTCGTCTTCAAAATTATAAAATTAATAGCTATACAACTCCGATTGCAAGTGGGGGAATCACCGGTCAAACGTTTTCAACTATTTATGAATTTGTAAGCGAAGGCATTAGTAGTTTTAATACCTCATCAATAACTTATACAAATAAAGTTACTAATCTTGTTCAGATTTCAGGACTGTACACACCGACTATAAATTCAGAATTTAATTATGACTTGTACGCTCAGAATTTTATTGGAAATTTTGCGAATTTTTCAAGTATTG